ATTAGACGTTCCAGCATTTCTTCAAATTTGTTCGGGTTGGCCATTTGTATAACTCCTGTAAATGTCGTACCTATGGTAAGGCTGTCAGTATTATTTACAATACAGCACAAAAACCGTGGGGATTCAGGCTCAAAACGAGCCGTTTTGGTGAGAAATTACTTTAAATTGAAGATTTTTTCGAAATCTTCTCGACAAATTGTTTTAAAATTGTCAAATCTATTTAGTTCTTCAGGGCAGTAATTATCTGCTGTTATTACTCTTTTATAGCGGATTTTTGGATGATCTTTTATTACAGTTTTTGTCTGTCGTAACCAATTTCCGAAAAAAGTTGCAGAGTCTTGACTCTTTTTGTAGTTCATAGAATTTGCATAAACATTGTTGAATTTTTTTCCATCCTCTAGGCCTTGGTAATCAAACCCTAATATATAGATGCTTTCATAACCGTGCTGACTTGCAAGCCATAACGCAGTCGGGCCCGAGCTCCAGCCTTTTGAAGGATGAAAAAAATTCAAACCATGCAGTTTTGAATAGGATCGATTTGGGTTTGTCCAAACTTCATTATTAAGTTGATACTTTTTTTTGCAAATTTCATTTACCATTTTCACGTCAACAGCAACAAGATAGTCGGGTGAAAATTCTCTGTAGAGCGCATTACAGCCATAGACTGTGCCTTGTGTTTTCAGCGTGTAGAGATCAATTCCTTTTCTGCTTACGCCGTTGCCTAGGACAAATGCAACACTAGATCTTTCATTAGATTTAATTTTGTTGTTATTAGGCTTTGGTACCATCTCGTGCGAAGTTGCACACTGTTTATCTTGTCTGCGTTGTTCTCTTATCTTTTGCCATTGAGCTTTTGTGTACCTAGTCTTGTCGACTTTGGCCATTTAGATAACGCCGCCTTCTGCTTCTTGTGCAGCAGCACCGTACATTTGACGTACAAACTCGAGTTCTTTTTCTTTTTCTTGAGTGTGCAGCTCTGCTGATTTTCTTACTCTGTTTATCTGTCTAAGAGACAGTTTAGTCTGCCTTAGATCGTCAAGACTTGTAACAGAGTCATCATAAGCAGGATCGTAGCGATCATCTTCTTTTGGCTCTACGGTCTGCCTATCAAAGTAAAAAAGTTCTCTTAATTGCATAACTAGTATTTATTACGGTGAAGGAGAACCGCCCTCTGGCGGCGATGCGCCCTGCTCTCCGCCTAGGCCTGTATCCGTAGCAGTTTCTACACCTTCTTCATTTCCCAGGCCGCCTTCTTCGCCACCTGCTTCCGGTGCTTCGTCCTCAACGTCGCCTAAATCGCCTGATATTCCGGCTGAGCTAACTCCTGCACCTCTCATTTCAGCAGCAGCATCACTCGGAGCTGCATCCATAGATTCGTCGTTCTCCTCGCGCCAAAGTTTTTCGTTTTCAGCAAGTTCTTCGTCAGTAAGACCCAAGAAGCGTTTGAGAGCAAATCTATTTGAGATATAAGGTATTGCTGACATCTGTGTAAATGTAGGCACACGAGAATTGTCAAGTTCTGCCTGTCTATATGACGCAAAGTTCTGCGGTGGTTCAAATTCAAGGTCAAACATATTTGTGTCAATGTTTACACCTTTTTCTAGCAGATACCGTTTGAACTCTTCGTTAAATCCTTCAATTAACAAACCTTGCAGTCTTTCGCAGTAGGTGTTAAATCTCAATTCTTGAATATATGCTGTGCCTACTCTACCATCATTGTAAGAAGTAGCACCGTCTTCTGCACCCGTTGGCAAATAAGAAGAAGGTATACGGAGACCGCGCACGAGTTTGTTGGTGAAATATCTCAAGTCGTCAATCTCACCAAGGTTTGTGCCGCCTGGCAGTGTTTCAACTTTTGATCCTCTACCTTCTGCTGTCTGAGGGAAGAAGTAGTCTTCGTTTGTACTAAGCGGATTATACGCAGAGTCAATTACATTTGTTCCACCGCCTGTAGATGATGGTATTCTTCTTTGATGTATTTCTGTTTTTACTCTTTCAACAAACTGCATTGCCAAGTGAGTTGGCATATTACCAACATCTACATAGAAAACTCTGCGTTCTGGAGCACGCTGCACACGATAGATTATAATAGCGTCCTCAAGCAGTTCTTTCTGTTTGTAGACTTTGAAAATAGTTTCCAGCAGTGAATTGCCAAATGGGTAGTTGTTATCTAATCCTTCTGACAGACTTAGATGCAAAACGTGATCTGCGTCTATAGCAGACTCGCCTTGCTCTAATTGAAATCTTGAACCTGCTTGCGAAGGGTATTGTCCAACCATGCCTCTTACGCCACCTTCGAGGTAGCCCGAACCGCCACCAAGTATGTTGCCATTAGTTTCGTGCGGTGTTGTAGCAACCATATTAACAAAGTTAAAGTTTATGTCTTTAACTACATATTGTTCAGGGGTCTTGCCTTCACTTTCGTTTACAATAATTCTCTTGACTTTTGCCATTTCTACATGGAATAGCTTTTTAGTTTCCGGGTCTCTTATAAAAATTTCGTCGCCGTATTTGAAAACATTTCTAATAAGACGAAACATTCTTGTTTCAAGTTTCTGAAGTTTATACCACTGCTTCAAATACTGGCCTAAAATCTGTACCTCTGAATTTGAGGCAGTTTTGTTGAAATTAAATCTGAATGAAGTACCGTTTTGATCATTAGGTTGTGTGCAAAATTCTGCTAGTATGTCTAGGGCAGCATTTACTTCTGAATCAAGATCCATTGTGTTGTAATGGCCGTAGCGCTCAACTCTGTTAGGAGAACCTACATATACATCAGGCAAGTAGGAGTTATAATTTGAACTAGCAGGACCGGCTTGAGTTAATCTAGCAGCGCCCAGCGCACTGTACGATCCGTCTTGATTATCGCCTGTTTGCACAGGCTGAAAGTATTTTTTCCAACTCATTAGACTGGGGCTCCTTGCAGCATGTTGCCTGTCATGCTTTTTGTAGTATTAAGCTGGCGTTTTGAAACGTCATGAGTGTTATGTAAAATTGCAGCAACTTCGTTCATTGTGCTATTTAATTGATCTAGCTTGCCCTCCAGATTAGTTTGACTATTTGCAGAGGTTGAAGTCTTTTGAGTAGCTGAGGTTACTTCTTTTAATTCCATAATTGCTTCTGCAATCATTCTAGTTGATTTTGAATCCTCTATTTTTGATAATCTTTGGTTGAGAGTACTAACTGTGTTTCTTGCCCCTACATTTAGCGCACCTTCGGATAGATTTGCTAACTGAGTTTCTGTCAAGACTGCTTCTCTACCATGGAGCATTACAGGTGTTCCTGAACCAAAATCCTGTAGGAGATTTCCTTTTACTCCAAGAGTTCCATTATTAAATCCTGGGAATGCTCCTTTTTGTCTATTTTCCATTCGAGTAACTTCTTGTTCCATCAAAGTGACAGTATTTCTAATACGATTTAAATCCTCAGGTGACAAATTCATAGTTTCGTAGTCTTGTCCTGTTGCATCCGCATATTTAGGATTTACAACTGCTCCGTTTTCTAAAATAGCTACTTCTCCCCCTGTTTGCTCTGCTACACCTAACATTGATTTTTGACGGTCTCGAACCAAACGCTTTGCAATTAATTCCTGAGTTTCTGCATAATCAAAAGTTTCGCCGAACAGTTTATCTCTAAGTGCTCCGACCATATCATCTGCCATCTTTCTAAATACATCTTGTAAACCCGATGTATCGTACCAATTTGACAACCCTTCTGTAAACTTAGAAATAAGACCTTTCTGCACTTCTCTATCATTTATATCAATTTCTAGGAATTCATCTTTACCTGCGAGAGGTACTGTTCTTGTTGTTTGTAGCTCGCCGCCAAATAAATATGCACGGATATTTTGAACAATGTCTGCGATAGCAGTTTTTATAGCAGGCCCTAATCCTCTGTCTTTGATATCAGATATAAAATTTTCTAAAACATTATCAAATGTCTCTAGCGCAGGAAGAATCGCAAAGTTTAAAAAACTTCTTACTCGTTCTCCGGTTAGTGCTTCTGCAAGATTTCCAAAATTACGCTGAATCCGTTTGAATATGTCACTTTCTACAAACTGCTCTAGAAGACGCGATCTTACACCTGCTACGGTTTGTTCAAAATTGCCTAATGCAGAAGTTATTCTTCTCCTCCTGTCTATCTCGTCTTGAGTAATGCCTTCTTGTGCATCATTGTTTAATCTTTGGATTTCCACTCCTAGATTTAATGCATTACCAAAATCAGGAATAGCTTGACTAATAGCTTGAATTGTTGAAGGATCAAGAGATCTCAGTGTTCTTTCAATTGCAGGACCAAATCTTGCCAACTGATTTCTTGCTTCTTCAGGACTAAACTCACCTCGACCCATTCTCTGCATTACTCGTATAAAATTATCTGATTCTGGTCCTAACGCTTGTATCAAACCAATTGCTTCGTCTGTTTGAGGAACCCCGTCGATTAGATCCTTCATTGCAGTTGAAAGACCGGGAGTAAGCTTGTCAAACATAGCAACAGATCCTCTGAAGTTTTGTAGTTCCTCTCCAGAAAGGTTTGCCTCCATTCTTCTCAGTCTTGCATCTTGCTGCTGAGCAAGTATATTTTGCTCTGCTTCGTCTCTCTGCATTCCGGTGATTTTAGACAGCTCTTCGATTGTTTCAAGGTAGTTTTCAGAACCTGCGATTAACTGGTCTCGTGACATGTTTTCTAACCTGCCTCTTCGAGCTTCTAATTCAAGATATCCTGCCAATCGATCATTAAGACTTTCTATCGTATATCCCATGCCAAGGAAACGTTCTCCTACTGCACTCTCTCTAAAATCTCCTGCAAATTGACTGAATTCCCTTGCTCCCGAAGAAACGTTAGACCCAAATATTGCAAGAGTTTCTGCATTGTTAGAAACCAGCGATTGAAACCCTTCAAGGGAAATTCTTGCTCTAGCTGCGGACAGTCTCATATCCTGTAAGCTATTGCCGAAACTAGCGCCGACTGTAGAAATGCTACGATAGGTATTGATATTTTCCTCCAATGCTTTGGAAACTGTACCGAACACAGGAAGTCCGCCAAAGAAATCACTTATTCGATCTCCGCCAAGCATGAACGATTCGGTAAGGCTGTAGGCACCCGAAACAAGACTCCCTACTCCTTTTACAAGAGATCCAAAGGCGCCTGCAAGGCCTCCCAGTCCAGATCGAAAATCCTGTAGCGCATTGGTAGAATTGTCAATTTCTTCCTGTAAACTTTCATAACTTTTTACTTGATCTTTCTGAGCTTTGTTAAGATCATTCGTGGTTTTTTGTCTTTCTTTTGAGGCTTTGTCAGAAAGACCTTGAGCCTTTGCCATTTTTTGCATTTGCTCAAGAAGCTGTTCAAGAGTTGCTTCAGAAGCAGCATTATTCAGTACTACATCGTCGTTACCAATTCTGCCTTCTACTTTTTCTCTTGCCATAATCTAAAACCCATTTTTGTACGCATATAAATAATTGTATATAAAGTATTTATTCGGAGTATCAACATGTCAGAAAATCCTTTAAAGGGCTATTTTAGGCAACCAAAGATATACCTTACATTGCCTAGTCAAGCAAAATATTACCCGCCTGGCACAGTAGAACTTACAGAAACAGGAGAATTGCCAGTTTATCCTATGACTGCAACTGACGAAATTGCTATAAAAACCCCAGATGCTCTGCTAAATGGACAGTCTACCGTCGATGTTATACAAAGCTGTATACCTGCCATTAAAAATGCATGGCACATGCCTAATCTTGATCTAGATGCTATTCTTATTGCAATTAGAATTGCAACCTACGGTGAAATGATGGAGGTGGAAACTAAAGTTCCGAACATTGGCGAAGAAAGAACATACGAAGTAGATCTTAGACAGATTCTAGACGGTCTTGTAAGCAACGAGTTTGAAGAAACAGTACAGATTGATAACCTATTAGTGCATATTGCACCAATGACCTATCAACAGTTTACAAAAAATGCTCTAAAGACATTTGAAGAACAGAGAATATTTTCACTCGTAGATAACGACAACATAACCGAAGAAGAAAAGATAGCTCGTTTTAACAAAAGTTTCAAAAAACTTACAGCGCTTACAGTAGGCATGGTAACTGACAGTATCTCTGCAATAGAAACCGACGAACAAACTGTAAATGATCCCACGCACATTAAGGAATTTCTAGACAATGCAGACAAAAAATTCTACAACACAATTGTAAAACATATCGAAGCACAAAAAGAAAAATTCTCAATCAAACCGCTTGTAGTGAACTGCGAGCCTGAAGACATCGAAAACGGTGCTCCTGAAAGCTACGAAGTTCCAATTATATTTGATCAATCAAATTTTTTCGCACAAGGATCTTGACATGGACGACTGACCAGATACTGGCAGAAGTCAAGGTCCTAGATGATCAAGTAAAAGGATTTAAACAAGAGCTGTTTAAAATATGTTGGTACATGAGAGGTTCAGTTACGCTTAACGACGCTTATTTAATGTCAGCTGAAGATAGAGAACTTGTTGCAGAAATTATCAAAGAAAATCTTGATACTACCAAAAAATCAGGAATGCCTTTTTTTTAGTTATTGAGAAACAGTAAATCCTGCTTTTTTGAGCATGTCTGCTGCTTTCTTTAGCTCTTCTTTATCCTGCTTTTTGCCTTTTGCTGCACTTTTTTTGCCGGCAGATCCTCCGGTAGCATATTTGCTTTTTGTCTGACTTCCGCCGCCTTGTTTCTTATATCCTGCAGTCACAATGTCTCGAATTATTTTGTCTACAACTTTGGGATTGGTTGAAATTGCCATTTTTTGATTCAATTCCTGCGCAACTGTGCGTTTGGCAACTTTTCCTGTTTCGTCACTTACCCACTGCGCGCCTTCCCATTTGTATTCTTCGCCTTTATCGGAAGTTGCCGTAGTGCCAGTCTTAATATCAGGATTCATTGCGTCGGCTTTGTATTTTTTTATAACCTTTTGAACAGTAGTTCTATCGAATCCTGCTTTTTCTAAGAAGTTCATAAGATCTTCGTAATCCAATTGTTTTGCTTTAATTCTTGACCCTTTCATCCAGGTTTTTAGTTCTGACTTCAGTCTGTTGGCTTCGGTACCGACATCAACTTCTGCGGCCATTCCTTTTGCGACCCCTTTGGCACCGACTTTAGCAAGACCTTTTGCACCCAGTTTCTTAGCAAATTGTTTTGTTCTACTAACTGGTGCTTCAGCAACTTCCGTATCTTCACTTATTATATCATAGACTTTCATCTGCTTCTCCGATGCAACATATTAATAATATTTAGTTATCTTTGGAATTGTAACTTCGTTACAATTAGTTTTCGCTTATCGCTCAAACTACAAGTGTCTTTTTGATTGATAACACAAAGCACGAAGTGCGTTTTAATATCATCTAGATAGTGAGGTCATAATTCGCCCGTAAAGGGCGAAACTATGGTATTCTACATCATCTGAGTAGAGTCAGCCATA